CAAGTCGGATCAAACTGCGGACTCGTTTTAGAAATGGGACCACACTGTTATGACAAAGACAAATTTCCAGAAGGACCTTGGTGTAAAAAAGGTGACTGGATAGTTTTTGCAAGATATGCAGGAAGCAGGATTATGATCGACGGTGGGGAAGTTAGACTTTTAAACGACGATGAAGTTTTAGCTACCATCAAAAATCCAGAAGATATCGTCCATCAATACTAACATAGGAGATAACTATGCAAGACGTTGAAAGAAACGTTCCTATTGATACTTCAGGAAATGAAGTTGATGTAGATATAGAAGAAACAAAAGACGAAGCTGTTGTCGAACAAAAAGAAGAAACAGTTGAAAATCCGAATGTTCGTGAAGTTGTTAAAGAGGAAACAAAACCTGTTGAAACAAAAGAAGAACCCAAGGAAGAAGAAAAAACAAAAGAACCTGAAGCTGAAGAAGAAAAACCAAAAGATGAACTTGGTGAATACAGCGATGGTGTTAAAAAAAGAATTGCTAAACTTACGAAGAAGTGGAGAGAAGCGGAAAGACAAAAAGAAGCCGCTATCACTTACGCTCAAAAAGTTGAAGCAAACAGAAAAGCAGTAGAAACAAAACTTGGAAAATTAGAACCAGGTTTTCTTGATGCCACTGAAAAAAGTATTACTGCAGGTTTAGATGCAGCGAAAGCCAAACTAGCAAAAGCTAGAGAAGCTAACGATGTAAATGCAGAAGCTGACGCAATGGCAGAAATATCTGAAGTAGGAGTTAGAAAAGCACAATGGTTAGAAGCTAAAGCAAAAGCTGAAGAGCAAGCTAAAGTTAAACCAGAAGCTAGACCAACTCTTGATCAAGCATTACAACCAAAACAACCTACGCAAGACCCAAGAGCGGAAGAATGGGCTTCTAGAAACGAGTGGTTTGGTAAAGATAGTGCTATGACATACACTGCATTTGATCTTCATAAGAAATTAACTGAAGATGAAGGCTTTGATCCTAATAGTAACGAATATTATGCGGAAATAGATAAAAGAATAAGACTTGAATTTCCTAATAAATTTGGTACAACAGAGGTTAAACCTACGACCAAACCTACACAAATAGTAGCTGAAGCGAAGCGAAGTGTAAGACCAGGTCGCAAGACTGTGAGACTCACGCCATCACAGCAAACAATCGCTAAAAAATTAGGTGTGCCACTCGAAGAGTATGCAAGACAATTAAGTCAAATCACGAAGGAGGTATAAGCATATGAAAAAAATAGACGAAACAAGAACTTCCCGTGCGAGCCAAACTAGAGATAAGAGCTCTAAGAAAAAAGTTTGGACTCCACCATCAAATTTAGATGCACCACCAGCGCCTACTGGTTTTCAACATAGGTGGCTAAGAGCCGAAACCATGGGTTTCAACGATGCTAAGAATATTCAGGGCAGATTAAGATCTGGTTATGAATTAGTAAGAGCCGATGAATATCCTGACGGTGATTATCCAAGAGTTGAAGACGGCAAATACGCTGGAGTGATCGGAGTTGGTGGCTTGTTGCTGGCAAGAGTGCCGGTTGAGATCGCGCAACAAAGAAATGCTCACTATCAAAAGAAACATGAGCAAGTCGTTGAAGCAATGGATCACGATCTTAAAGGACAACAGCATAAGAGTATGCCTATCAATATCGATAGACAAACTCGTGTAAACTTCGGTGGTACAAAGAAAAGTTAATTTTTTAACGATTCCTAGACCAACGATTAACTAACAAACGGAGAAAAAAAACATGGCAACTAACAAAGATGCTCCATTCGGAATGAGAGCAATTGGTAAAGTTGGTCAAAATAACGATAACCAAGGTCTATCAGAATATCCTATCGCTGCTAGCGCCCCGGCAATTTTTCAGAATGATGCTGTAAAAGCAATCAACACTGCAACAATTGCACAAGCGGCTGCAGGTGATACTTTAATCGGTACACTTACTGGTGTGTTTTTTACCGACGCCAATACAAACAAGCCAACGTTCGCTAACCATTTGAAAGCTTCAAACACGGCAACGGACATTGTTGGTTTTATATCAGATGACCCGTATGAAAGATTTGAGATTCAGTCTAACGCTGCTTTAGCGTTAACATCTGTTTTCTTGAATGCGGACATCGAAGTTACGGCTGGGACTACAGCAAACTTTCAGTCCAAGTCTGAACTAAACGCATCTACGGTTACTACAAGTACGGCTCAATTAAGAGTACTTGGTGTGACTAAAGACGCACAAAACAATAACACTTCAAATGTGACTACATATGCTACGAACGCGAACTTTGTTTGCAGCATTAACGAGCACTTCTTGAAGGGTACTGTAGGAGTATAAGGAGATAAACTATGGCAATAAGTAGAGGACAACTAGTTAAAGAACTAGAACCAGGTTTAAACGCCCTTTTCGGCCTGGAGTATAAACAATACGAAAACCAACATGCTGAGATCTATGCTACTGAATCTTCAGACAGAGCGTTTGAAGAAGAAGTAATGTTATCTGGGTTCGGCCAAGCACAAACTAAACCAGAAGGTTCTGGTGTAGTGTTTGACGATGCTCAAGAAACATACACAGCAAGATACACTATGGAAACTGTTGCGTTAGCGTTCGCGATTACTGAAGAAGCAATCGAGGACAATTTGTATGATAGACTTGCGTCTAGATATACAAAAGCGTTAGCAAGATCTATGGCTCAGACTAAACAAACAAAAGCGGTAACACCTCTTGTGAATGGATTTACTACATTCCAATCTGGTGATGGCGTAGTTCTGTTTAGCAGATCTCACCCAACAATCGCTGGAAACGTTGCGAATACGTTAGCAGTACAAGCTGACCTTAACGAAACGTCATTAGAGCAGTCTTTAATAGACATCGCTGAAATGACTGACGAAAGAGGTTTATTGATTGCAGCAAAAGGATTAAAATTAGTTATTCCTTCAGCTCTTCAATTTACAGCTGAGAGACTAATGGCTTCTCAAGGTAGAACAGCTACAGCTGATAATGATATCAATGCTATCAGATCTATGGGAATGGTTCCTCAAGGTTACAGAGTGAACAATTTCTTAACTGATCCTGATCAGTTCTTCATTATTACTGATGTACCAAATGGTATGAAGTACTTTGATAGATCACCTATCAAAACAGCTATGGAAGGTGACTTTGACACTGGAAACGTAAGATACAAAGCTAGAGAAAGATACGTATTTGGCGTATCTGACTATAGAGGTATTTACGGTTCTAACGGAGCGTAATAAATAACTTTAAAGGGGGCTGTTGAAGGCCCCCTTTTTATGATAGAAAGAACGAACCCATGAAAAATTTCCGAGTACAAATCAGAGCATATGGCTACCATGCTGACTTCAATATGACGTGTGAAGACGATGATAAAGCTTTTGAAAATGCACTAGTTGACAAGCTAGGACAAAATGATATAGTCTGGGAAAAAGACGGATTTACTAGTAAATCCAAATTGTGGTTAACCTATGAGGAGGTTATAAATGACACACGTTCAAGAACTCTACACTCAGAAGAGAGGACTGGAACTTGATTGGTCGCAGCACTATAACAGAGAAAAAAGATATACTCTGGATATGGTGAGGATTGATGACAAGATAAAACAAGTCATTAATCATATTAAGCTAGCAGAAGCAAAAGAAGCTTCAATGCTTAATAGAATAGAAAATGCTGCACCTGACGTCTCTGTAGCTACGTAAGATAAAAACGCTACATCGCTGAAATCGCACTTTCTTTTAAGGCTCTCTTGCACTCTATCAAAATCTGCTATATACCTAAATCACTATACAATTAATTAGAACATAGACGCGTATAGTCGACGGCCTAGAGACTATGTTCGGAAAACTAGGAGGATAATAATATGGCAAATACTACATTTTCAGGACCGGTAAGATCTAAAAATGGTTTTATCAATTTAGGACCTGGAGCAGTTGTTGCTCTTACTGCAGCTACAAATTTAACTGTAGCGGCTCACGCAGGAAGAGTTTTAACTATGGATCCCGTTGGGACTCCAACTGCAATCACACTACCTACAATCAATGCTACTGCTGACTCAGACGTAGCTGGACCAGGAAGTGACCCAAACAATCCAAACACTATTGGAACTACTTTTGAAATTCTTTTCATTGATGAATTCACTGGTACAATTTCAACAGATGGAACTGACAAATTTGTTGGTTCAGTAATGGTTGGTGTTGACGATGGTTCGAAAAAAGCTTTCGTACCTGCAGCAGCAAATGATGTTGTAAATTTAAACGGAGAAGCTGGAACTGGTAACGCTACTAAAGGTGGCTTAGTTGGTTCTAGAATCAAGTTTACTGCAACAGCAGACAATCAATACATGGTTGAAGGTTTATTAATTGGTGACGGTACAATCGTTACACCTTTTGGTAACTAATAATTACGTGGGTGGGAAACTTTAAGACTTTTTGATCTTAATACCCACCCACACTAATAAGAAAACGGAGAAAAAAATATGGTATTCGGATCAGATAACGAAGCAACACAACAAACGACTGAGACAGGAACAGTTCAGTCTGGAAGAACAAGAGTTTACGGATTGTATTATACTGGAACAGCTACTGCTGGAGACATCGTTTTAAAAGATGGAGGATCTGGTGGAAGTGCAAAAGTAACTCTTTCAAAAGCAGCTGTTGCGGAATCTAAAATGGTTGAGTTTCCAAGACCTGTTTTATTTAAAACAGATGTATTTGCAACTTTTACGACTGAACAAGTTACGTCTATTACTGTTTTTCATAGCGGCGGAAACCAAGATTAGGAGGCTGACTAATGGCCAACACGACTTCTGGAACTACAACGTTTGAAAAAACTTTTTATATCGATGAGATAGTTGAAGAGTGTTACAACAGACTTGGGCTGTTTGATATGAGCGGTTACAATTTAAAAACCGCAAGAAGATCTTTAAACATAATGTTTCAAGAATGGGGTAATAGAGGACTTCATTATTGGGAAGTAGGAAATACAAATATTACTTTAGTTAACGGTCAAAACGAATACGCCATTTATCGTTCTACAGGTGACGGAAATTCTAACGGAGTTACTTCAACTTTAACAGCAGC